TAGAGACAAATGTTGGTGTTATAGCAAATGAAGCACTACTATTTGTAGTAAATGAACTAGTTGCAGACCAAGAACCTGTAATTTTAGGATGTACTGAAAGGGATCCAGTGTAAAGTTCACCTCCTAAAGTTAATCTAAATGCAAGTTGGTCAGGAGAACTATTAATTGTATTTCCTTCACTTGAATAAGGATTCATAATATAATCCTTAAATACATTTTCACTTAATGTTGTGTTGTAGTAACGGATTTCTTGAAGATACATTTCTGTACCTTGGGGCATAAATTGAGAACCTGTAGCTGAGGTCCAAGCTGTATTACTTACGGTTACTGAGGAAGTAGCATAAAATCCTAATTGAGTCCCATTTTCACCACCTTCATAGATATTATTTCCAGCATATAATTTAAAATCAGTTCCATTACGAGTTGCCATTACTGACCACCATCCTTCATTTGCAAATGGTAAATACACACTTGCTGATAAAGATGGATTACTAGAAAAATCTGGGAATAAATCTAGGTGAGTAAATTGGTAATATGGGTCAATAATCGCACCTGAATATGATGCACTGGTGAGTCCTAATCCAGTATAGCGTAATTGGATTTTTGAATTTGTATTTGTTGACCAAAGAGGAACATTAGCTGAGCCACTTATAGTGGACAAATCAGGAATTTTAAATCTAAATTCTAAAGTAGAAGGAACATTGTTTGGTGAATTCCAATTTGAATTAAGAACCCAATTTGTAGTAATGTTATTACTTCCCGTATTATGATAAGCATAATTAAAAGTATTTTGCCAATCATCCCAATCATTTACATTTGATTTATCTTTACCTCCAAATTCATTAATCCTTAATACAGTATCAGGAATACCATATGAAGTAATTAAAGTGCGCAAAGCAGGCAATGTACCTTTTGCCTTCAATAGGTATGGCAAATTATGATAAATTCGTTTATATAACGACTTATTTACGTCGTCTAACGGTATATAATCATTAGATGCCGATATTAAAGTATCAATATATTCAAATCCACTAGGAGTTGGAAGTGAACCTGTAATGTTTGGAAATGGGAATAAACCACCTTGAGGAGTTAAACCTATAAATGCAGTATATAAATCGTCGTTTGAGAAATTATTTTGATATAATTTAATTCCAAAATCACGAATAGCATCTGCAACTATATCTTTTGAGATACCATATTCTAAACGGTTATCAGCATTATATTTTTGGGTAACGTCTTTATAGTAAATCCAAATATTGTCATAAAACTGACCCACCATTTCAACAAATGTTTGATATGGAGCATTAGCTGGGTCATTTCTTAGATACTCAGGGATGGTATAATATAAATTATTTTGATTAGTGTTGTCAAAATTAGAAGCTGAGAGGGAAATATTTGTATACCAGTTGGTAACTAAAGTACTACCTGTTGTAGCTAATTGGTAAGGAGGTTGTGATGTTGTTTTTGGCCAAGTCCATGAACCACTAGAATAATATAAATAATATTCATAACCATCAAAATTAGTTATAATATTGTTTATTAAAGATTCATATGTAGCTAAACTAGCACTTGGGTTGTTATTTGTAGTATTATTTAAAATAGCAATAGAAGAAGAATAATCTTCTAATAAGCTCATTTTATAATAAAAATTTTCTAAACGAGCTTGTACCGAACTAAAATGAACAAATTCATTAAAGTTAGTATAATCTATATTAATATCTATTTCTTTTTCTTCAAGTAAACTACTTAATTGATTAAAAGAACTAGTTAAAGATGTTGTAGTTAAAGTAGTATAATCTAAAGCTACTGTAGAATTATTTATTTGATCTTTTAATTCTAGATTAAAATTGGGACCTTTTAAATTAACAGTATCAATTATTTCTATAGGTTCTATAGGAAAAGTAACTTGATATGTAATGGGTTCTTCAACTAAAGTTACAACCCATAATGTAGAATTTAAAGTAAATTCCTCAGGTAAAGCCTCATATAATTTTATTAATATGGTAGGATTTGTAGGATCTTGATTATCTAACTGGATGTTAGTAGCAATTACTAATTGGTTATCTCCAAAATTAAGATAAAAATCAAGAAAATATGGGCTATCTTCTCTCTGTTGGATTAAAGAATTAGCCTGTTCAACTATATCAGCATCAGTTAATGAAGTACTATCTAAACGAATTTCAGTACGATCAGATGAAATTTCAACAATATAAAGTTGTTGAAGATTTGAACCTATTTGTTTATTAAAAAAGTTATAATATGTAACATATTCTCCTACATCATATCCTGAGTTTATAAGTGATATTTCAGGGTCAATAATTATTTGAGATATGTCATTACCCGATCCAGCAGATTGTCCATTGGCTAAAACAGTATATTGATTAAAATTATAATCTGTAGATAATAAATTTTGATTATTATCATATACAAAATATTCAATATAGCTACTTGAAGATAAAGATGTATTTACTTCAAATGTAGATATTAAATTTGTATCTTGACCTCCATACGTTTGTGAAGTAAAGTCTTGAGTATCTATTTGTACAATTTCTGCTGCCATTATTGTGGATTAGCTAATGTTGTTCCTGTTTGTAATTCTACTACTTGTCTTTGAGCGTCAAGTAAATCTGTTCTTAATTGAGCAATTTCAGCTTGTAAAGCAGCTATTTCTTCTTGATTTGCATCAAAGTTAATATATTCACTACTTGTTTTAATTAAATATTCATGTGAATTAGTTGGACCTAATTCAGGTATATTATAAAAAAGCTCATTGTAAAGGGCAAAGAACTCTTCAGTAGTAGGTTGTTCTGCTATTCTTTCTTGAATAGTTTGAACACCTAATTCTTTAAAAGAAGTATCTATAACTTTAGTATACTGTCTTTTATCATATACTTGTTTTTGTAAATTTATACTTTCACTCATCCGTTAATAACTTTAAAGTAATAGCTATCATCGTAAATTATCGTGGAACCCTGGATAGTTGTTTTAATTAAAATTTTATAATATCTTTCAGGTTCTAAACCACTCATATAAACATCAAAATAATTACCAGTTGAATCGGCACTAATTTGAGTATAATTGTCATCGAAGTTAACAACATATTCGTTAGTATCCAAGTCCTTTATAGCATAATACGAAGCAGTTGGTAAATAATTTAAATTAGTGTATAAAGATGATGTTTGAAATGCTCTTATTGGGTATAAAGGACTTACATTAATATAAAATCTATTTATACTTTCAGGGAAGAAAACACCTGGGTTTTCTGCTAATGACATTTTAATGTTAGAAGTTAAAACTATACTTCCAGTAGCTGATCCCGTTAATACTGTTTCGTAGTCTCTCCATCTGAATTCTAAAGTTGGAGGGTAAATAGTATTTGTATCAACACTATAAAATTTAAATATAGGTTGAACATATTCACTTGGGTTAAATTCTAAAGATCCAGTAAGTTTAACTAAAAATCCGTAATTTGGAAGTGAAGCACTATACCATGCATTTACAATATTTGTAGTATTAATTTCAATATCTTTAATATTACGTAAAGCAAAAGATTCAGTAACTAAATATGTTGAAGATGTATACCAGTTTCCTCCTCCTTGAGTAGCATAAGTTGAATTATATGAACCAGTATATGTTCCCCCAGAATTAGATCCATTTAAAGACCATGGATTTGAACCAGAATAAAAAGAATAGGCCCAAGAAACCCCATCAGTAACAGAAGGAGAATCTCCTAAATAACCAGTACCATTATTCCATTCTTGAGCTGTTGCTCGAATTTCTAATTTTGTTGATTGGTTAATACCTTGGGCTTCAGCAATAAAATTCTTGAGATATATACTAGAACTATGTCCTGCTATTTTATTATCAATAACATCTTGGATTTCATTAGTATCGAATTGGATAAGATACCTAGCTATATCTGGAGTTCCATCTAGGCCTAATTGATTAGATACTTCTAAAATAGCATCTATTCCTGTATTCATTCCAGGAAAAGCAGAGTAGAGGGTAGCGTCTTGAGTAGGAAATAATTTATATATAGCCATTTATATATTTTATAATAAATATGGCATTACAAAGGAACTACTTTACCTTTTATGTCATTATTAGGGTATCTTACTTCAAAAATACTAGGATCTAGTGAAGGATAAATTACTTGATTTTGAGTTGCTCCAGTTATATCATAAGCATACTGTGAATATCCTGAGTTGATTCCTGCTTTATTTGAAATGGAAATAGATTTTACTGTTTGAACTCCTTTAATTTTATCAAGTAAAAGATACAAATCACGAAGTAAAATAGGTTGATTAATTTGCCAGTTATTTATATTAAAATATGTTTGAAGAGCAGTAATACAAGCTAATAATACTTCATTATTATTATATTCAGGTAAAACTATAATTTCAAAATCAACTCCAATATTAATAATAAATGCATCTCTAATTTCAATGTTGTCACCAATCATTCTATATTGGGATATATATGTGCGTAAATTATTTTTTAAAGTTTCAGTAGCATAATCTAATTGGCCTTGGGTATTTAAAGATAAAACATATAGATTAAGGGTTTCAATCGTTGAAACTTGATTATCTGTTAATTTAGGTTGTTCAATATATGCTTTAGATATAGCACCATAATCAGAAGGCATACTTAAAGCTCTAACTAAATAGTCATCTGCTGTAACTGAGCGTTTTTGGGAGGCTATAAGGGCTAAAGTATTTTGACGGATTTCTTCAATGTTATCTCCACCCTTTCCTCCACTAGCAGCTTCAATATTATTTGAAGCTAATGAATTAAAAACATAATTTGCTAAAGTAGGATCTAAATTTATATTGTTAAATTTAGTTTGAGACGAATTAATTGAAGTTAATGTATTAGCAGCAACATTTGATAATACTCCCCCTCCAGTTAAATATCTTACAGTTAAAGTAGTATTTGAGGGTGCAATACCATATGTTCCTGTAAATAAAAAGTTCGTAGGTGAATAAGCTACAGTTAATTTATCTTGTTCAAATGGTAACCCAATACCCACATTATTAGCATTTGGTGTAATTTCTTCAGTAACATTAAGAGGATCTCCAGCACCAAATTGTAAATCAATGGTAGTACTAGAAATAGCTCTAGTAGTAAAACGTCTTGCTACTTTTTTAAGACGAAGTAAATAAGGAGTATCCCCATTAACATTTGGATCATTAACATTTGTATTTTTAATAGTATCAAATACCATTTCCTGACCTAAGTTATCTACTTCATACCAAATATTACCATCAGAATCAGTAACATCTAATATTTTAAGAAAATTATTCGCTGTAAGTTGAATAGTATCAAATGGGATGGGGTCAGTAAAATTAAAAGTTTGAATATTGATAGTAGCTGAAATTGCTTTTCGGCTTTTCTTTAAAAGATAATATTGGGGGTTATTACCAGAAATTTGGTAAATAGTTACTTCTGTTGGGTCTTGGGAACTTGAAACTGAAAAGTCGATTTTATCTTGGATAAGAAAATTACCTCCATTAAGAGAACTTACAACAGTATTTTCCCCTATTGTTAAAGCATAGTCGTAATCAGGGACATATTCTCCAAGGACTAATTTAGAAGGTACTTGTTGGTATACATCAACTACTGCTTGTGCAGCAGTTGACAATTTAGGTTTATATCCAAACATATATGCTAACTCAAATACATTATTTGTTTGCTGAGCATACTGGGTGAAGGTTTCTTGGAATTGGTTATCTAAATAGAAACTTAAAACATCCCCAACATATGAGGCTTGTTCCATGAACATCATACCAGGTGAGGCAGGTGTAAAATCGTTATATGTTAAGGGAAAATAAGTTCTAGAAAATTCTATAAGTCTTTGTCTAAAACTAGAAAAATCACGATTTATATATTTTATGTCTCTATTTACGTTAGCCATTTTTTAAAATTCAATTGTAATAGTATCATTGATACTAGTGTTTAATACTGAGTATTTGAGGGTAACTGTGATTTGATTAGTATCTGATTGGCCTGTTACTAATAAATCATTTACTATAATATTAGGAAAATAGACAGATATTTTATCATTAATATCTTCTCTAAGAAAATTTAAATTATCTGCTGTTATTTGTTCAAATATAAATGTTCTTAAACCACCCCCAAAAGTAGGATTCATAGGTATTTCTCCTGGATTGGTGAGAAAAAAATTAATGAGATTATTTTTGGTAGCGTCGGCTGTAGTATAATTAGAAATAAAAACGGCTTGTCCACTAAAAGGAAGATTTACCCCAACAGCAGTACTTGCATCAAAATCAATAGGCGCTATTTGTTGAGGACTAAATGCCATTATTTACTATTCAATAAATTCATGATTTGATCCATCCCTACTTCACCAGAACCTAAATTACCATTTACAGGATCACTTACTTGTGGTCTAAATGGAATTTGAGCATCTTGAGACGTGAAACTTAATTTAGTCTC